ATTCGCGGTTCAAAAAGAATTGGCAGCTTTGTTAAGTAACGAAGAAACTACTCTAGAAACAATAGAACAGAAGAGGGAAGAACTTTTAAAACTAGACAAAGAAAGATTAACAGTAAATCAATCCTTAAGCGCTATGCTCGAAGATGAATTCATTAAAACTCCCGAAGAGATAAACAAGTCATATAATGAGAGTCTAGTAGGTAGCGCTAGAAAGTTTGCTGACACTCTTTCTGAAGGTTTGACTAATGCAATCGCAAAGGGAGAAAGTTTAGGAGATACTCTTAAGCAAGCAGCAGCGGAATTTTTCCTTGAGCAATCTAAAAACAATTTTAAGGCAGCGATGGATAAAGGATTATCAGCGTTTGGTCTTAATGCCCTTAACGCAGGGGGTAAAGTCACAGGCGGGTCTGGAGTCAAAGATGATGTTCCAGCTTTATTAACAGGTGGAGAGTATGTGATAAACAGAAAATCTGTTGATAAATACGGTGCAAGTTTCATGTCATCTCTAAACAAAGGTTCTATTCCAACAATGAATAAAGGAGGATTGATTCAGGAAGCTTTCATGCGAAATGCAAAAAAAGAACCAAGGGGTCAACATGGAAGAGGACACATATTCACTCCAGGGACTTTTGGGAAGGGAGAAATAAAGGGTAAGGGAAATCTTTTAGATTTTGCTACGCAATCATTCACTAGTGGACAATTTGATAAAGTCTCGGGTGGGTCAGGATTTGCATCTATAGGACTAGAGCCTCAAAGTGCAGCTTTGACAATGTTTGGGAGAAGAAACAGCCCACAGTTCAAGAGGGAGCAAGATTCCAAGAAAAAAGCTTTTGGTCTTTACGTGAATCAAGTAAAAAAAGAAAAAGAATTCGAAGAAAGTCAAACTAGTTTAGGTGATGCTTTGAAGGATGCTGTAAAAAGTTTTGCTATTAGTTATGGTGTTAATCAAATAGTGGGTAGAGTAGCTAATGCAGCTTCGTATGGGAAAGTGGGTGAAGACGGAATAGTTAAAGCTATGCCTCTAAATGAAGACGGATCAGAATATAGCTTTTTACAAAGGATGATGCTAACACCACCAAAAAAAGCGACTGGAGGCTCTATACCTTACGCAGCAGGAGTAGATACTGTTCCCGCTATGTTATCTGGGGGAGAGTTCGTCATGAACGCTGCCGCTACACAGAGGGTGGGGAGAGGCACTCTCTCTTCTATAAACTCTGGTGGAGGAGCAGGTGACGATGGTGCGGTTGTAGGAAAGCTAGATGAATTAATTTCTGTTTCTGAAAATAGTGGTGAAACTACTATAAATATAACAGTGAATTCTGATGGAACATCTGATGAAAGTGGGAATGGGGATGATAAAGACTCAAATCTGGCACTCAAAATAAGAGATGTCGTGAAACAGGTTATTGGTGATGAACAGAGGCTGGGAGGATCTTTAAGAAAAGCTAAAGCATAATGTATGACACAACTTTAAATTACGACTGCCATTTCTTTATATCGGGAGCGGATGGAACCCCTAACGCAAGGGAGCTTTCTGGGATAGAAAGTCTTGACATAGGTTACTCCAATAGCAACAACATTTCAGCTCCTTTAGGGACCACCCGTGGATTAACATTAGTCGGAGGAGCTACGAGTCAAACTGTTTCTTTTTCTAGAAATTTAATTTATCAAGATCCTATTTACGATTTTAGGCGCGATTCTGAAGTTATGGCAGGGAGTTTTAATTATAATAATAATACTTCTTATGGATTTAATAGTGGATATTTGTCATCTTATTCCGTGAATTGTGCCGTAGGCACTATACCTAAAGTTAATGCATCCTTTATTGTTTATGATGAAATGAGAAGCGGAGTCAATGCTACTGGAACAGCTAATACTAACATCTATATACCGAGTCAAGGATCTATAACTGCTACTTGTGATAATAGTTCTAGTAATCGTGTGATTGGTTTTGATTACTCATTAACTATTAATAAAAAGCCATACTATACAATTGGATCTGAAACACCAACAGAGGTAAAACATATAAGCCCCATTCAGTTTTCGGCTTCTGTGCAAATGGAAGTGGATGATACATTCTTACAAAGTGGTTTTGATTTTTTAAATAACAGAGAAAATAAAACTGTTCTTTTTTCAGTAAAAGGAAAAGACGGATCTACAATTCAATCTTTGGGAATTCCAAATGCTTCTCTTGTTTCAGAACAATTGACATCTAGTTCTGATGGAGCAGTTCGTTTAACACTTAACTATATAGGACACGAATAATGAGCGAAAGTTTATTTTATAATAGAGACCAGAATATTTCTGGCATAACAATACCTTCGAGTTTTCCAGCTCTAGGTCTTACTCCTATTTATGGATCTACTGTAGAATTTTCCGCAAGAGATCGTAATTATAAAACTGATGATTTTTATTATAATTTAATACCAATGTCAGTTAATAGTTTGACTGCTAAATTTGGTTTAAAGTATGAGGTAAATGAGACTAATGCACAGAAATTAGCTGTGTTTTTCGAAGCTCAAAATGGAAATAATAGTTTTAAATTTGCGCCAGATTCATCTAACATATACAAAGAGATGTCAGGCGTTTGTGATAGCTACGGAATTACCTTCGTCAACAATCAACATTATCAAGTAGTATCTAGTATAAGTGTAGACCATGCGCCAACTTTATTTAATTGGTCGGGAATGGGTTCTTTCTGTAATTTAGATTTTCAGGCTTACGATTATTCTAGTTCGTATGAAAAGTATGATGTCGTTTATACAGGTATAAATCAAAACAAATTAGACAACTTCTATTACTGCACTGGGGAGCATACTTCGGCTCAAGTAAATAGTCCTACAGGAACAGGCTCAATGTGGAGTCAAAAATTCTTTTTTGAGCCAGACATAGGAAGTCAACCTACTGTAGAAATAAAAAGTGATGTTTTAGAATATAAAAACTCTTTTATTCAACGATTTAAAACGAATGACAACATTTCTACTTTTGATATTAGTTATAATTTTACTAATATTTCTGATGCCCAAACCAAAAGCATGATTCACTTTTTAGAAAATAAAGGTGGTTATAGAAGATTCGAACATCAAATACCTTCAGTTTATAATAGACCTAAAGTTTACTATTGTAATAGTTGGTCACATACTTGGAACTATGCGAATTCCAACACTTTAAAGGTTGATTTCAAAGAAGACCCATTGGGTGTAATTCCAACAGGAACATAAAATGGCTAGAAACATAATAAAAAGTTATAATTCTATAGTAGCTACAAACAATTCTACTTCAGCTTTCAGAACTGTGAATCAATCCATGTTATTGCATAAAATAACACAGGGTTTAGAATATTCTATAGGATATGAAAGACAACAGTCAAAGCAAATTGGATCTCAAAATTTATCTACTAATGATATTTTTCGACAGCCAGATGTTTCATTAAATATTACATATATTCCTGAACCTAATTTTTCTAATGAAATTCAAGGAAGATTTATTGACTCAAGACCTGCCTCATATAATTGGAATAAATTTGTAAACTTTTTTAATACTAATGACGTAAGTGATTCTAATAATTTTTATGTATTAATTACAAAAAATGCAGAAGATAGTTTTTTAAACAAACTTCAATTTTTTAGCTTGCAAGATTTTGATGGAAATGAAGCTATCGCTTTTGGTAATTGTTTCCCTACATCTTATAGTTTAAACTATTCTGTAGGATCTTTACCATCAGTTAGCACTCAATATATATGTTCTAATGCAGTCTTTGATAAATTAACTGGAACATCTATGCAGTCTCCAGCCATAAATTTAACTGGAGGTAATAATGATAATGTAGGAAATTCAACTTTTAGTTTTTCTTTCGATCTAAGTAGTACGGCCTTAGAAAAGGCTCCTCCTATAGTTAATCCAGATAATACTAATAGTGATGTTACTTTACAAAATTTACAAGTTGGAGGTCAAATAATTTCTGGGAAACATTTAGTTCAGTCTGTTGATATGAATGTATCATTACCGAGGGTTTCTTCTCACGGACTAGGCAATGATTACGCTTATAACAGAAAAAGACAGTTCCCAGCAAATGGAACATTTTCTGTCTCGTCTCTAGTTTCAGGTTTAGAAAGCGGGGCTATGACAGGAGTTTTAGCTTCTGATCAAAGTTATCAGTTTGATCTAAAACTAGATGCTAGCGGAAAAAATATGATTTATAGAATTGAAGACGCAAAGTTGACATCCTATGATTATTCTATGAATGTAAATGGGACAATGAGTTATGACGCTTCATTTAGTTTTGAAGTAACACAATCAAAAGGTTTGAAAGTAAGTGGAACTTATTACTAATCGTAATCGATTTTAATATTTTTGCTGTCGTAGCCTTTTTCTTTAATCCTGTTCGGATGCTCTGCGCCTTTACGTTCTTTTTTGTAATTGTCGTAAAACTTTTCCTTTACTGGATCTAAGCCCCCAGATTTTTCTGCTCTCTTCGCACTCAATTCAGCAGACAGGTCCATCATATCGCCTATAGTGCCTTTTTTGTTGTGAGTAGCGTCAATGTATTGTTGATTATTAAAAGGGTCTATAGAGCTATCTATGGAGGCGTG